ATGCTAACACCAGAAGAAGCTAAGATTCATGATGAAATATTTATTCATGAAGTCGAGGCAACATTAGAGGACTATAAACTTGGCACGGGTGCAAGTAAGCATTGGCAAAAGATGAGAGATAAACTCTCATGGTTCATGGAACACAATGCGAAAGCGTACATGGTCTTACTAGATTAATATATATTAGGTTAATATATACTCCTTACCCCTGGCCCTAACGGGCCAGGGGTCCCAAACCAAATCCAAAAATCCAAATAAACTTTGACCCTATCCCCCTTTTTTGTAAAAAGGGGTCCCACTACTCTAGGTTGTATTGCTTAATTTACACATTCGTGTATACTGAAAACATATTGGTACCATGGACTTGAATAAGGTAAATATAAAAAAATTACCTGCAGATGTCAGGAAGACCTTCAGACAACTTCAAGTGTTACATGCAGAAAAAAAGATACAGGGGAAAGCTAAAAATGATTTTCTATCTTTTGTCAAATGTGTGTGGCCAGATTTTGTAGAGGGGTCCCACCACAGACACATTGCAGATAAATTTAATAAATTAGCTACGGGATTATTCAAGCAACCCACACGGCAGAACTCGCAATCAGGTTTGGTCGAAAAGCAAAGAACTTAATTGATAGAGAAGATTATACAAAAATTTTTAAAACAACTTTACAAGAAGACTCTAAGGCAGCAGGACGTTGGGAGACAGCACAGGGCGGTGAATACTTCGCAGCTGGTGTTGGTGGTGCGATCACGGGTCGTGGTGCAGATTTATTAATCATTGATGACCCACACTCAGAACAAGATGCAATGTCCAAGACAGCTCTTGAGGGAGCTTACGAGTGGTATACATCAGGTCCACGTCAGCGTTTACAACCAGGTGGTAAAATAGTTTTAGTTATGACTCGTTGGAGTCAGAAAGATTTAACAGGGATGTTGATCAAGAACCAAACAGAAGCGAAAGCTGATCAATGGCACGTGGTCGAGTTTCCAGCAATCATGGACCATGGATCACGGCCCAAGCCTGTATGGCCAGAGTATTGGAAGTTAGATGAACTTGAGAAGGTGCAAGCAACACTGCCCGTTGCAAAATGGAATGCACAGTGGATGCAGAACCCAACAGCAGAAGAAGGTGCTATATTAAAACGAGAATGGTGGAGGCCTTATACATCAGAGACTATTCCACAACTACAACACGTCATACAATCTTATGACACAGCATTTCTTAAAAAAGAGACAGCAGATTACAGTGCGATAACGACATGGGGTATATTCTATCCTGATGAGGACTCAGGTGCTAATCTTATATTATTAGATGCTATTAAAGGCAGGTATGAGTTTCCAGAACTACGTCGTTTAGCATTAGATCAATACGAGTATTGGAAGCCAGAATCTGTAATTGTAGAGGCAAAAGCATCAGGTCTACCTCTTACCTACGAGCTTAGAAAAATGGATATACCGGTTATCAACTTTACACCATCAAAAGGAAACGACAAGCACGCTCGTGTAAATGCGGTTGCACCTTTGTTCGAATCTGGTATGATATGGGCGCCGGAGCAGAAATTTGCGGAAGAAGTAATTGAAGAGTGTGCAGCTTTCCCATACGGCGATCATGATGACCTTGTGGATTCAACCACACAAGCTATTATGCGATTCAGGCAGGGCGGTCTGATCGATCACCCAGAAGATTATATCGACGAAAAAGTCGGACAACGTAAAAGGAATTATTACTAATGGCAACATCAGTTATCAGAAAATATGTTCAAAAAAATTTAACAAAAGCTACCGATGAAGGTATTATGGTAATACCTAATTCTCAAAAGGTAGACTTTCAAGAATCTATTATAAAAGAATTATTAATTAAAAAAGGAATAGATCCAGATTTAATTAAAACTGAAAATCAATTAAATGAAGCTTTAGCTTTTATTAACCAAGGTGAAAAAATTACACCACCAGCCACATCAGAAAACGTCATAGATATTACAGATAAAATGCCAAGTCCTTTTGAAAATATAGAAACAGCAAAGAAAAAAGGAGACTTCAGAGGTATATTTAATCAGGTAATGAAAGATCCAGAGATTGCAAGAGAGTTTATGTTGTCTAAAAAATTTCCGTTTGACCCTGTTAAGAATGTAAAAAGTGGTGAAGATGCAATACCACTTGCAAGAGCAGCTAAGTTTGATGAAGAAATGAAAAAATTAAATGTTAGTGCTACACCAGGTAAAGATGCTAAAGGAACAGTTGGAGAGTTTGTAAATCAAATGAAAAAATTTAATGTATCAGATAAAGACATACAGATGATGTTAAAATCTGGTAAATCTGGTCAAGTAGATTATGTAATGGAACAATATGGTATGAGTGCGTCTGACGTAGTTGATGCTTTAAAACGTGGTGAGCCATTAATAGAAGGTATGGCACAAGGTGGACGTATTGGTTTAAATACTGGAAGTGGATTGCCAATAGATCCTATGGATCCAGATAATAAATTAAATGAAGTATTAAATGCCTTTAAAAAATTATCTTTAGGTGCTCAAAACAGAATTGGTTTTAAAAAATTTTTTGAAATATATGCAAGAGAAAATTTTGCAAGTGGTGGCCGTATTGGTTTAAAAAATGGTATGGACAGAAGAAGTTTTTTAAAAATTATAGGAGGTCTTGCAACACTACCTATCTTTGGTAAATTTTTTAAAGGTGCAAAAACAGTTAAAGCTGTAGATAAAGCAAAAGATGTAACTAACATTGTTAGTCAACCACCATCATATTTTTTTACTTTAGCAGATAAAATTAAAAAATTAGGTAAAGAATCAAAAGTAAAACCTCAAGAGAGAGTAAATGAATATTCTTATGTAGGTAAGAATGGTGATGAGTATACATTAACCGAAGACATTGGAACAGGTGATATGCAAATTGTAAAAGATAAAACAGGCATTGGAACTTATAATGACAAATCTTTTGATACTATAAATGATAGAACTGTTATGGAATATAAAAAAGGACGAGGTGATGAAACTACAAAAGGAACAACGCCGGATGAGTATGATGAATACAAAGTAGAGTTTGATCAAGACGGAACTATGGCAGGTGCCGATAATATAAGTGAAATGACTAAAAAAGAAATTGTAGATGAAGTGTCAGATAATATTCCATCAATTAAAAAAGCAGGTGGCGGTATCGCTAGAATGTTAGGAGAATAATGTCACTTACACCTCCGCAATATAAACAGATGAGACAGTATCTTGAGTCTGGTTCAAGACTTAGTTTTGAATACGGAGGTATAGTAAAAGCCTTACAAGAATTAATAGAAGATGGTAACACTAATTTTAAAAGCATGTCTGCTTTAAAAGATAAAATAAAAGAAATAACTGGTAAAAGACCTGGTGGTAGTTTTCAAATAAATCAAAAAGACTATGGTCCACTTTTAAAACAATTTACTTTTGAAAATTTTAAAAGTAAAAAAAAGGGCCCTGTTATATCTAAAGATGATACTAAAAGTTTAAAAGCTTTAGAGGCTAAAGTAAATAAATTAAATAGAATTAATAAACTTAGTAATAAAGGTATAAATTTTAAAGTTGTTCCAACTAGTGGTGGAAATTTTACAACTGAATTATCATACAACGCAGAAACGTATAGAAACGTTTTGAATAAAACTAAATCTACAGGACCACTAGACGAACTTGTAAAAGAGTTTAATGAATTTAAAAAAACAGAATTGTTTAAGAATTATAATAAGTCTGAAGCTATGAAAGCTGCTGGAGTAAAGTCTGGAGAAACTCAAGTAAAAAAATTTAGTAATAAATCAGAAATATTTGATTATTTAAATAAAAATCCTAACGCCAGCACTCTTAAAATAGCCGAAGATTTAGGTATGTCGCAACAATTAGTAAAATCAGATCTTAGGAGTTTGTATACAGATTTATATAAAGCAATATCAAACACAGGTGCCGCGTATCTTAGACCAAAAGGAGAGAGAGCTATAGATCAAGTTAGAGATTCCATAAAACTTATAAATGTTAATGAAAAAATTAATTTAAGAGATAAAGTTAAAAATTTAGTAATAGATGCATATAGAGGGGATAAACAAAATTTAAATAAAATTTTACAAAGATTAGATGATTTTTATTCTTTACAAAGTGAAATTAGAAAATATGACTTTGGTAAATTTTTTGTTTCAAATTTAGATCACGTTATACCGTTAAGTTTTTTAAGACAAGTAGAAGCTGGAGCTGATCCATTAAATTTAATTAAAGTAAAACCACTACCAGAATTTTTAAACCAACCTGCTTTTAAAAAACAATTAGATCAAGTTTTGGCAGCTGCTTTTCGATCAGGTGATAAAAAAGCTTTTGAAGCAGTAGTTAATTTAAGAAGTTATCTTCCAGAAATATCTGGAGGTTTAACAGCAGATGGAAATATAGTTGACTATAAAGCAAAATCTTTTTCTTTAACATCAGATTTATCACAAAAAAACTCATCGAAAATTTATGATGAAGTTTTTAAATTTATAAAAGACCCTGAACTAGAACCTATTTTTAAACGGGCAAATGTTTCTTTTAAAGCTTTAAAAAAACAAGAACCAAATATTAGAAAAGCAGCGATTGAATTTGAAAAACAATATAAGCCTGGTTCTCCTCTTTATGAAAAACTTATGAAGTTCTGTCCTAACAGTTTTGCAAACGGAGGAACAGGAGGTGCTTGTTCAATAGACGAAGCAATTACAGGAATGAAAAATGAAATACAAGCTGCAAAAACTGGAACGGCGAGCAAAGGCGCTCTTAGTAGAACAGCTAATAAATTTAAAAACATTGGATCTGGAGGTGCAAGAGTTCTTGCTAAAGTAGGTTTAGTTAGTGAAGCATTTTTAGAGACAGCATTAGGTTTTGACAGAGTTGTTAGTAAGGGAGATTCACCAATACAAGCCTTACGTCAATCTTACTTAACTGCTCCATTACAAGCTCTTGGACTTATGAAAACTTATGAAGAAGGACAAAGAGAAGAGCTTTTACAAAACGCCGCTGAAAAAGATAAAGTAGAGTTTGTATTAGATCAACAAGAATTAATTAACGATCGTAATAGAGCTATAACGGATATACAAAAATTAAAAGATTCATACGATAATGATATACTTTCAGACGCTCAAACTAAAGGAGCACAACAAGAAATACTTGATGAAAAAAAAATGGGAATAAAAGATATGTATAGATCAGGTGAGCTCAGTAGAGCTGAGAATTTAATTTCTGGTTTTCAAAAACCACAAGATTTAAGTATAAAAGATAAATCACTTTACGATGCATTTATCAACGCTCAAGAAAAATTATCTGTAGTTAACGCACCTAAGTTTGTGGCTTCTAGTGAAAGAGCAATAGATCAAAAAATAAAAAAAAGAGAAGAGGACGAAGGATTTTTAAATAAAGAAAAAATAGATGAACTAATAAAAGGTTTTCAACTTCCACAAAAAACAGAAGAGACAGTTGATCTTCTTGGAGGATATGATCAAATAATAAAAGATGCTGGAATGTCAGCTATTGCTGATGCCGGAGGCGTGGCTAATTTAGCAGGAGGTGGTATTGCAAAACAAGCAGGAGATTCATCAGGCCCACCACCAGAATCAGGCCCTAACTCACAAGGGTTGCTATCATTAATGAAACGTGGTATGAAAATATAGGAGTATTAAATGGCAGATATTGATAAAGGACTCCCGAACACTAGAACTAAAATTGAAGTTCCATCAGAGGAGGAGCTACAAGAAATAGAAGTTCAGGAACCAATAGAAGAAAAAGGACCCGTTGAAGTAGTACCAGAAGAAGATGGTGGTGCAACAATAGACTTTGAACCAGGTGCAATAAACATACCTGGAACAGAATCACACTTTGATAATTTAGCAGACATATTACCGGACGATGTTTTAGAACCTGTAGGGAGCTTCAGGTGCAACACACCCAGTATTAGCAGAAGCAGTCACACAGTTTCAAGCGCAAGCTTACAAAGAATTATTACCTGCAGACGGACCAGTAAGAACACAAGTTATAGGAGTTAAAAATCCTCAAACAGAAATGCAGGCAACTCGTGTAAAAGATTACATGAACTATTTAATTATGGATCAAATGAAAGAGTATGAAGAAGAGTTTGATTCAATGTTATTTCATTTACCACTTGCAGGTTCTACATTTAAAAAAGTTTACTACGATGTGCCTATGGGTAGAGTTGTATCAAAATTTGTACCGGCAGATGAATTAGTTGTGCCTTACACAGCTACAAGTTTAGATGATGCAGAAGCTGTCATACACGTTGTTAAAATGTCAGAGAACGAATTAAGAAAACAACAGATCAATGGTTTCTACAGAGATGTTGAATTAACACCTCCAGGTAACGTAGAAAAAAATGATGTTGAAAAAAAAGAAAGAGAATTAGATGGCACTAAAAAAGTTGGTAAACAAGATACCATGTATACTTTGTTAGAGTGTCATGTTAATTTAGACTTAGAAGGTTTTGAAGATGTTGGTGGAGACAATGAACCAACAGGAATAAAATTACCCTACATAGTAACTGTAGAAGAAGGTAGCCGATTAGTTCTCTCTATACGGAGAAACTATGCGCCCAATGATCTAAAGAAAAATAAGATCCAATACTTCGTCCACTTTAAATTTCTGCCAGGACTAGGATTTTATGGCTTTGGACTCATTCACATGATTGGCGGATTGAGTCGTACGGCAACGGCGGCTCTCCGTCAATTATTAGATGCTGGAACATTATCTAACTTACCAGCAGGATTTAAACAAAGAGGCGTTAGAGTTAGAGATGAAGCAGCTCCAATACAACCAGGTGAATTTAAAGATGTAGATGCACCAGGTGGTAATTTAAGAGAAGCTTTCTTTCCATTACCATACAAAGAGCCATCTCAAACATTATTAAATTTATTAGGTATAGTTGTACAAGCAGGACAAAGATTTGCAGCGATCGCTGACATGCAAGTTGGTGATGGTAATCAAGGTGCCGCTGTTGGAACAACGATTGCATTATTAGAACGTGGTTCAAGAGTCATGTCTGCAATACACAAAAGATGTTATGCAGGTATGAAAGATGAATTTAAATTGTTAGCAAAAGCAGTATCACAATATCTACCACCAGAATATCCATACGATGTTGTAGGTGGTCAAAGAAATATTAAACAAGCAGATTTTGACGACAGAATAGATGTCATACCAGTTGCAGACCCTAACATATTTTCTATGTCACAAAGAATTACACTTGCACAAACTCAATTACAAATAGCGACATCAAATCCACAACTACATAATATGTATCAGATATACAGAAATATGTACGAAGCAATCGGTGTTAAAAATGTAGACACCGTTTTACCACCACCAGCGCCAACTGCACCAATGGACCCAAGTATGGAACATATAAATGCATTAGGTGGCAAACCTTTTCAAGCTTTTCCTGGTCAAGATCATAGAGCACACATCACAGCACACTTAAATTTTATGTCAACTAACATAGTTAGAAACAATCCCGCAGTGATGGCTGCAATACAAAAAAATATTTTAGAACATATTAGTTTAATGGCTCAAGAACAGGTGCAATTAGAGTTTAGAGAGCAACTAATGCAAATGCAAATGATGCAACAACAAGCTGCTATGGATCCAAACATTCAACAACAGCTACAACAATTGACAAATAATATAGAATCTAGAAAATCTGTGTTAATTGCAGAGATGACAGAAGAATTTATGAAGGAAGAAAAGAAAATTACATCACAATTTGACAATGATCCTCTTTTAAAACTAAAATCTAGAGAAGTTGACCTACGTGCAATGGAAAATGAACGTAAAAAAGACAACGACGAAGCACAAATAGATCTTGCAAGAGCAAGATTGATGCAACAAGGTGATAATTTTGATGAAAAATTAGAACAGAACGAAGATTTAGCTAAATTAAGAGCTGGAGTTAGTCTTGCAAAGACTGGTGTACAACAAGCTCAAGTTATGATAGATGATGATTAATAAAAAAGGAGTAAAAAATGCAAAAACTAGACAAAATACAAGACGTTAAAGTGCAAGATCAACAAGTTGAAGTAGATCCTAGATCAAAAACAACTGCTGACCAAGCTTTTAACTATATTGCTACAGGAAAACCTGAAATGCCAGTTGGTGGTCAGAAAAGAATGTTAGCAGAAAAGAAAAGA